TGGATCATCCGCAGTACTCGGATCCGCTGTCACTTGATAAACAACGTGATCTTGATATTTTTGGGTGCCTAAAGTGTAAGTTCCCGCGGTCCATAAAACCTCTGAGCCATCAGGTTCTGCTATAGTTGACGAATCAAGAATACTATCCGTAATTACAATCGGTTTAACTAAAATCATTCTATGATCCTCGTGTCCATTCCATTCAATGAAAATTGTTGAAGCGCATTAGCAGATGTTCGCGTGAGTCTCACAAGATCAATCAATAATGCTTTATTTTCAAATATTTCATTTTCTATAATATCGGGCGTTCTGTTGTCGTCCCAATCTGGATTTTTGGGAGGATAAACAATAACCGGATCTTTAATTGGAATTTTTGGCGGTCTATTTAATGCGATAATAGTTTGATTCAAAAATTGAATTGCTTCCGCTACCGATTTAACGCTCGTATCAATTCCCAGCGCTGCATTCAGCAAGTTTTCATTGTCTATTAATATATTATCAAGTCTAGCCAATTCATCGGCATAGGCCTGCTCATGCAATGCAAAAACTTCGTTAGCGCTTTCAACTAGCATATCCAGTTTAGCGATTTCAGTTTCATAATTTAACGAGTCTAGACTCGATTGAGATTCTTGAAATTGCGCTATAGCCTCAGCGATAGTTAAAACGCCCGTTTGAATTCCTAATAATTCATTTCTTTGATTTTCAAGAGCTGCAATTTCCGCGTCCGATGTTGATCTTATCGATTCGGTTTGTGCGGAAATTGAATTAATTAATATTTCAGACTCACTTAATTTTGATTCTGCGAGCGCGCCAATTGTTGCAAGTCGTCCCTTGTTCACTGCTTGCTGAATTGCAAATTCGGACGCGCTCGCGAAATTTTTCGGATCAAGGTTCGCTAATTTATTAATATCTAAATTTTGAGCCTTAGTAAAGTCGCCAGATTTTGCACCCGATAACGCGCCAATTAAATCTAAACTACCTCCAAGTCCTAATGATTTATTAATAGTTCCGACCAAATTTTTCATTGCATTAACGGTTGAAACTATCGCCGTTTTTTCATCATCTAGACTTTTTATTCTGACTTTTGATGTGTCATTTATTCTAGCAATTTCTGCATTAAATGCTTTGTCTAAGGCGTTTTCTGCAAGAGCTAAGTTATCCTGTCTTAAATCATGCTCGGCTTCCAGCTCATCTCTCAGACCAGTTAATCGCTCCAATTCTGCATTATGTGCAAGCTCCGCAGTTTCAATAATAATTCGCGCTCTTTCGCGCTCTATTGCAACTGATCTTTCTAGCATTGAAAACGCATCATTTGCCGAATCGATTAATAAATCTCTAGCCTCATCGAGTCCGTTTATATAATCATCCATCGCTGGACTAATCGCTAATAATGCCGCAAATAATTCTTGTCCGTCTTCGGTCGTGATATCAATGCCCTGAATTAATTCTTTGAATTCATCGCGAGAATCCACCATAGCGATCCCGAGCGAAGCAAAAGTTTCCTCAAGTGTTGTTTCCAAAACTTGGAATTGTTCAGCATCGGTGAAAAAGTTTTCAAAAAACGATTGACTCAAATCATTGAAATTTTCTAAACCGCCCGTTAATTGAATAATCGATTGAGCGACATCGATTTGAATTAAATTGGATAATCCAGATAAACTGAAACCCATTTTCTCAATTTGATCGATGAAAATAACTTGTTCTTTCGCTACTCTGAGCAACGTATCAAATAGACCTTCTCCGACTTGCTGATATTCTGCAATTGATGGAACTAAATACTCAGCTATTAAATCCGCTTGCTGAGAAAATATTGCTTGAAGTTCGGCTTCAATTTCTTCGTTAGTCAAACCCTCCAAACTCACTTGACCAATATCAACAGTAAATTGTGCGAGCGCTTCCTCTAAAGTCATTGTGACGGTTTCAAAAGAACTTCCCAACATTGAACCTAGCTCGTTAGTTAACGGCAGAAATGCGCCATCAAATACGGTCCCAGCTTCACCACCGACAAAAATCCCTGTCGTTACTGTTTCTATCAATCGATCAACAGTTTCGAAACCTAGAATACTCGCAGCATCGAGAACCGCAGAACCAATATTTTGGAATATTGAGCCGATAGCTTGACCGAAACTAGAATCGAGCGCTTCAAATTCCGTGGTTGTGCTACTACTTTTTATCAATCCGAATAATCGTTTTTTTGTTTTCAATATATCAAAGTATTGAGATGCTTCGATAATTCCACCCGACAAAATATCACCCAAACTTTGAGCGACAAATTGGATTCCCGAATCAACTACTTTTTTGCTGGTTTTGCCGAAAAGGGTTCCTAGTAAATCGGAACCACTCCCCGACAAATCGCCTCCGAATTCACCAAGACCGCCGCCCGTTGCTAAGTCACGCACCGCTAATGAGATACCGTCTTCAATTGCCATTAACGATGATTGAATACCGCGCAACTCAGCCAATTGATCAATTTGTAGATCTTCAAAACGTTCTTGTGAATTTAGTAATGATTGAGATTTATCATCGCCTCCTAAAACAGTGCCGGTCCCTTGGTTATCTTGTCTAGATTGCGTTGGATCGCCACCGCCACCGCCACCGCTGAAACCCGAAACGAGCGCCGACATAATCCCAACCATCGCAGCGATACGAGCGAAAGCGGTATATGGATCGCCTTGTCCTTGAGTAGCCACCGCGACCGTTGCAGCACTTGTTGCTTTCATTCCATCGTTTGCGACTGTCGCGACTGTTTCAACATTGCTTTGAAACATTCTTTGAAATGACATTGCTATCTCAGCAACTGTTATTGCTTTCTGAATTGCCGCGAACGCTTTAGCCGCAGAACTTTTTTCATCAAATAATGACTGGCCAGCCGCAGCAAGCGAACTCATTCCAGATAATTCTGCTTTTATTTTTTCATCGTTTAATTTGTTTTCTAAACTGATAACCTCTGCACTATTCTCTCCGAATTCAACTTTTTTTATAGCGACCTGTTTATCCAATTCGGCAATTTCACCCATTCGTTTCATGTAATCGCCAAGTGAATCAGAGATATCTCCAAATGTGTCAATAATGATTGATCCGGATTTTGACCATGCACCGCCAAAATTATCGACATCATTGGTCAATGATTTTAAATTATCATTATCATCAATGCTTTTTCTAAGTTTTTGATTAACTTTAATAGCTGATTCTATAGCTACAATCATTTCTGGCGTCGCTTTGTTAGCAATAGCCTCTTGAGTTGCCGCGTATATCTCGAACGCATTAGCTGACAAAGTCAGTTCTTTAGTTTGCATTTTAATCGCAGCTAATTGTGCGTCATAAGATAATTTTGACTCGTCCGTTTTTTCAATAGATTTTGTATATGCCTCAGTCAATAACCCTTGCAGCCTTATTTCTTGCTCTAACGTTAGACCTAAATCTTTTTTAGCCTGATTAAGAAACTTTTGATCTTCTGTATATTTTCTAAGCTTAGCCGCTGCGGGATCAAGTTTATCAACCAGTTTTTGAAGTTCTTTTGACATTCTGTCATAGTTTGAGCTCGCTTCAGGCAATAATATATTAATAGCTTTAATAATATTTTTTTGTACTGCTAATTTTTCCTCTAACTTTCCTTTTCTGCCCGCCCCAACCTGCCGATCAGTCATTATCGCTAATTTTTTAGTATATTCATCAACTATCAGCATCGCCTTAGATAATTCTTGCCTTAAACTTTGCTGACCTAAACCAGCTAATGAAGTTTTTTCAACACTTGCCAAATTAATTATATATTGATCAAAAATAGTTACTGTTTTTTCAGCTTTTTTTCCTAGATCATCAATTTCGCTACTGAGATCCCTAGCTTCATTTGCTGAGTTTGAAAATGCAATTGCACCGGCTCCAACTGCCGCAATCAAGATCCCCCAAGGTCCAAGTAAAAATTTTGATGCCATCCCTAACGCGTTGGTCGTGATTGTCGCAGTTGCTGCTTTAGTTGATACATACCCAAAAGCATCCGCAGTTACTACTGCCGAGGTTCCGGCTGTTAATTGGGCCGCTGTCGTTGCGATTAATTCAGAAGTATATGCAAACATAACGGGCGTTAATCCAACACCAACCACGAGTAAAGCAGATTCTGCCGCAGCCGCTGCCGAATCGAGATTTTCACTAAATAATTCTAAACCACTGCCAACAGCGTTAATAGTCTGATTTAAGCTTTCAGATTCACCGATGAATCTTGTTATATTTGTTGATGAATTTTGCATATTTTGACCAAAAGTTTTTTCGGTTTGATCGGCAAGTTTTTGCGCTTCGCTTTTATAAGATTCAAGCGCTTTAATCATCGTTTCGGCAGTGATCCCACCAGTCGCGGCGAACTTTCTTAATTCGGCGCGCGATTTGTCCAAAGATAAACTTAAAGCATCCAATATTTTGGGCGCGCCCTCACCCACGGCGTTAAATTCTTCCCCCCTCAAAACGCCGCTTGCAAACCCTTGGTTTAGTTGCCTGATAGCGCCGATCGTTTCGCTTATCGGCTTGCCTCCAGATACAAATAAATTATTAAGTGTTTTGGTTACATCAACCAACCTTTCTTGTGAAAGATTTAGATCTTTAGTTCCTCGCGACATCTCAGCGAATAGATTTACCGTATTAGATAATTCGCTTCTAGAATCTATTGAAACTTTGAAAAGTGCCTCCCTGATTTCAAGCAAATTCTTTGATGATTTGGTTACTTGCCTAATTTGTGAATTAACATTTTTCCAAGTATCGGCATAATCAATTGCGCCTTTAATTAGTCGAGCGCTTCCGAGCGCTATCATTCCAGTTGCAACAACGCCAATAGATTTACTAACAGAATCGAACTCTTTTGATAATTTTTTGGATGTTCTAATGGTTGACTTTTCTGTTTTTTCGCCTTGTCTAGAAAAATCTTTTAGTCCTTTAATGCCTTTTTTCAGACCATTGGTATCGACTGAAAATCCCAATTTTGCTAAATCAGCCATATTGATCCCCTATGAATTATTATTGATATTCTAGCATTCGGTAGAAAAAAGAGCCATTACGACACTTTACCTTTAAAGCTGGCTCGGTTTTCTTTCATTCGTTTGAATTTATTAGCGACGATCACACGATTTCTTTCAAGTGCTGTTTCGTCTGTAGCTGCCAAATTATGAGGCGCTGGACAATCAATTTCCTTTCCTGCGTTTACCATCGAGCAATATAATTTGCTCATTTTTATAATTTGTTCAGATTCCCAGCCATTTAATAAATATCCTGACCTTTTTAAAAACGAGTCCATTTCAACCCATGTAAGAGGCGTCATCCCCATGCCACCGCTCAAAAACATTCCGACAGCTTCAAAGCATTGAGCTATAAAACTATCGATTTCTGGGACAGTGCGCGCGGGATCGTCATCTTCGAGCGCATCGAGTCTACATGGTGGATTTTCATCTTTAGAATGACGTTTTGGCGTTGAATGCAACCATCCTAATTGTTTAGCGTATAAAGCAAAGCCCTCGCTTAAGATTTTATAAAATTTGAGCGGTCACCCATGAATTCTTCCACTTGTTCACGCATCCACGGATATCTCAAATATAAACGAGTCATTTCGTCCCGATTGCAATCAATAACTTTTCCATTTTCTAACATGTAACAATCGACCGTACATTTTGCCAATAGTTGCGCGCCTTTCCTTTGTGCATCATCGATATCAATTTTTTTATCTTTATTGTTAAAAGACTTTTCAGCCCTTCGTTTTAAAACATTACGATACGCGTCCGAATCTGAGCCGAGTAATTGCACATAAAAAGGTTTTGGTGGTAAATCATCATCTGTTAAAATTTCGCCGGTCGTCGGATGACATAGTTCTAATTTGCTGCCTTCATTCGCTAACGAAACAACATCTAAATTGGTTAAATCCATAATCTCATTCCCGCAATTAACACCCAAAAAAATTAATGGCAAGGCACTGGATGAGGTGCCCTTTCAGTCAATTTAACCTAGCCGGACAAATAATAGCACATTAAAAAAAGCCCCGAATTAACGAGGCTTTTAATACTTCGATTTTAGATTAAAATTCTAAAATTTGACATTCCATTGCAGTCGCGCCAGTTAATGCGATTGTTCCTTGTAAATACGCTTTAATTGTATTTAAAGAAATTACAACAGAATCACCAGCGGCAATTGATGACAGTGTTAAACCGGCTGATACATCAATATTACCAATTCCCGCTGATGGCCAAGTGGTCCCACCATCACCGTCAAACGCCGGAGTTAATGCGCCGCCCGTCACGTTAGTTAAGATCATAACAGGCGCTTTACTCTCATCAAATACGAAAGTGTCGGACGCGCCTAATGTTGTAATTGTTGCAGCTATTGCACCAGCTCCACTCATTGTCGTTTTCGTTATTGTAGCCATGATATTTTTCCCCCAAATATATTTTTAATAATAATCGAAATTACGCTTCAACGATTATTGATTCAATCTCAACACTGGATGTTGAACCAACTATTGCGTCAGAACTTCCTGCGGTGATCTTAAAAGAAAATATTTTGGCATGGAAATAATCAATTGCGCCATCTTGATACGTGATTTTAATAGCGTGTTGAGTATTTTTATTTGCACCAGCCGCCCCAGAATTTAGCAAAATTTGGCCCGCGTCTGTTGTGTCTCTTGCAAAGCTGACAGAGCTTGATCCGTAATTTGTGAAACCTTTAAATTTTTCAGTGATACCGGTCGCTAATGGATTGTGAGATACCACTGCGACATCAGCGCCGATTTCTGCAATGTCGGTGATTTCACCAACAGTAGTATAAACCAGTGCACCAAAACCTGCGGGATCAATTGTCGCGGCAGATGATGCTGATATGGCAAACAGTGTGCCAGTGCTCGTTTGAGTAGTCATAATATTTACCTTTTTTTAAGTTAACTTAAACCATCATCCGATTCCATATTACCACTTTTAATTAATAACTGTAAATTTCAAGCTTAAATTATGGATGTAATGAGTTTGATTTTCTTGCATTGATGATAATGATGCGCTTTGAATAACTGCCGTTTGAGAATTAAAAGTTGCTTGCAAACCTCTCGAAAAATGCGCGCTTAATATATCGATGATATTCAAACCCACCCATTTGTTTTGAGATTTTGGCGTATGTACTGCTAGTTGATAAATTCCCACTTGAGAATCACTTGAGCCATTTCCTAGCTTAGTCGTATCATCACCGAATAATGTCGCCTCTTCTATGTGCATGTCATTTACATCTGGCTCGAAATCTTCGCCGTTAGTTACTAAAGTATAACTATTGGCATCGGTAACAATTTTCGCTTGATCTCGGAGTGCTTTAGCCAAATCGAATTTACTAATCATTTTTAATCGCCTTCACTTCCCGATCAACTATATTTTTATAATCGGCCAATGATACTCGAACCATTCCCGCAGGTGCTTTAACTTTTGAATGTCCGTACTCCAAAGCTAGCGCATAAGGCAAATTATTTATAAAATAAAATACATGGCCAAACCTAACATCGTTCACGGTTTTTTGAGTTGCTGCCGTCACTATGCCGCCACTTTTATCTGCGGAATCGGTCATCTCAGTACTTGGAGATCCGAGCTGTGGAAACCAATTATTTCTAAATCGACCAGTCAGAACCGGCGAACGTTTGATAATATTTCGAGCAATAGTAAACATAGCTCTGCGGGATACATCGAGCATCTTTTTTTTATTCTTGTCCTCGATTTTATCCCATTGGTTCATTAATTATTGTCTCAATTGTATTTTGCGATAAACGTTAATATCATCGACAGATGTTAAAATCTCAACTTTAACGACTCGAAACGATTCGCTATTTACTGTTGTTTGCATATTAATTGTTGGCGCGGTAGTCGAATGAAAGAAAACAAAATTATCTCCAATTCGAATCGATTCACCATCTATTTCATGCTTTTTATATCTCAATAATGGTGTAATGGTTCCCGTAATTACAGTGTCGGCACTAGGCGCTATCACATCGCCATTCTCATCATAGCCGCCCGTGTCGCCTCGCAATGTGAACGTGCCAGCCTGACCAAAATTAGTAATAATATTCTCGGCAGTTTCACGAGCTTCCGCATAATCAAAAGGCATTATGTCCTCACTAATTTATCAGTCGGTCCTAGAAATGGTTTCAAATAATTCATTGCGCGGCCCACTCTAACTTTAGTCCAAATTCCACCGGCTGCATATTCAGTTTCCATTACATCAAGTTTTACTTTCGTAACATTTCCCGATGATTGGTTAACCAGCAAATCGGTAGTATATGCAGCTATAGCCGCTTCCATTTGCGCATATTTTAATTCTTTAGGGATTGATGTGCTGTCAATAGTTCGCCCGTATGCGTAAACGTTAGAACGTGGAAAAGGTAGATATTGATTGTCTGCATCAACATATAAACCTTGATAATTCATACCGCTCATCCAGTCAGTTGCTAACAATAAAAGCGCCGTTCTGTCGAGCGTGGAAGCGGCAACATCCATGCCTCTCTCAAAAGCATAAGTTTGAAATTCCCCATCCGTTACATATGAATTCGCATTCGCTACTATTGTTCCGTCTTCAACTATTATCGCCATATTTTTATCACCGATCCTCGGAATGTTGCCGTAAATTTCAATAATCCCGTAAGATCATCTGATACCGTGAGCGAAACATTATTTAAAAGCGGCGCACCTTTTAAAATATACGGTTTAATATATGTTTGTTCTAAAGTTAAAAATGAATTTGTACCGTCAGATCCTGAATTCGTAATATTAAACCCGTCCTCTAAAAAATCGCTCAAATCATTAAATACCCTTGAATATGTGGTTTTGCCATTTTCGAGAACTTTTAATAATAGACCATTTGATAATGCAGATTCGGCCAATATTTTATCGTAAGATAGTGGTAAATTTCCCGCGCCGTTTGCTAAAGTTCCCGCGTTTACATCGACAATAGTTAAAATCATTTTATCAACTAAATAAATAGAATCTTTATTATATGCCGCCTTGAATTCTATCGGAACGCCAGTTTCTTGCATTTGAATTTCATCTAAATAGAATTTTGGCGCTTTGCCACCTTGTTTAGATTCAAGCTCCATTCGAATAGAATCAATTGATAAGCTCGTTATATCACTAATCGATATTACAGCCGATTGACCGACATCAAATAGTGATATGTTTATATAATCCTCTAATAAAACTTTATCACCGACTTGCAAACCTGTTCCGGTATCCCATCCGTAAATCGAAACCGAATCACCAGCCTGCCAATCCTTATCTATATTCACGTTCATTGTCAAAGCTGAATAATTAATAAGATTTATACTTGATCCTTTATCAAATTGCCACACATCACCGACCGCCGGATTATCAATTTTTACTGATTTAGTACCGCTACTCGCTCGACCAGCATCCGCACTATTAAAATTGACTTTGCCTCCTGTTATATTAGATCCGGTCCAATAAACATTATCTAATCCATCATGAACATTTTCAGGCGTACCACCGAAAGATCCGTTTTGATTTAAAGATGACCCGAAATTTTCATTTAAAAAAGAAACCTTTGTTAATTGATGTGATGACAAATCC